CTGTATACCCCGCCGGTGGAGACCTCGGCCCCAGCACACCCGGAACGACGGCACACGACAGGCGGCAGGACAGACCATGCAAGGCAAGGCACACAGCCCCGGACACTGGACACGCTGCACCGGGCAAATCGGGACGGTGGCAGACGCTGGAGGGCGTGGAGCGTGTCCAAATCTGCACAGTTTTGGACACGTTGCAGCGGCTCAAAAAAGTAAATTTTTTCGTTTACTTTTTTTGCAAAAAGCCTTGACTTTGTAAACGAATTAGTTTACAATAAGGATGTAAACGAAAACATTTACAAACCACATCACGAAACACCAAAACAGGAGGACAAAACCATGAAACTAGAATTCAGAACCAAGAACACCGCATACGGCACAGCGCACTATCTGTGCATTGATACCAACGCAAAGACCTTTTCCCGCGTCCCTGATGGTTGGGTGTCTAAGGACGTGCCTGTTGTGGCAAAGCGGGACATGGACACAATCAAGGCTCAGGCCATTGCAGACGGATACACGGAGGTATAAACCATGGGCAAGAAAGACAGAGTGCAGATTGTAGAAAATGCAATCAACGAGTATTTGGACGCCAAGCGCAGCGGGGACGCCGATGCAATCAAGGCCGCAATAAACGGCATGGAAAACGTTTATATCATGGTGTGTGCCGATTGTGTTCCCGGCGTTGAAACGCTCCGGAAGTTAATTTTGGAGGTGCAGTAAAATGACCAGATCGGACGAACTAAACGCAGAAATCAGAAATCAGGCCGTGCGCCTGTATCCCAAGTGTGTAGGGCTGTTTGAGCTGCCGTTAATGGTATACACTCAAATTGTAGCGGACAACCTGACCCGCTCCAAGCCGTACCGCTTGAGCGTTGAGCGGTGCAAAAAAATTATTCTGGCAATGCCGGAGTTTGATTGATGGAGGTTTTACAGTATGATTACTTTGGACTTTACCCAGTGGGCCGCCCTCTGGTATGTGGGCGGCATGATCTCCGGCGCACTCGTTATGATCGCATTTCTCAACAGCTAACAAGGAGGGCTAAAAAATGACGATGTTTGAAGAAAAGGTGAACGCATACCGCGAAAACAAGCGGTTAATTGAAGAGCTTGAAGCGATGAACGACGCCGTAAAGGCTGAAATTATTGACATGATGCACGGCGCGCCCGAAATGGTACAAGGCACTGCGAAAGCCATTTACAAGGACGTGCAAAGCGTCCGGCTCGATAGCAAGCTTTTGCAGGCAGCACACCCTGACATTTATGCAGAATGCAGTAAGCGCACGACATACAAGCGGTTTAGTGTGGTATAAGGAGGTTATAACATGATTATGCAAATTCGTCATTTTACAAACGCTGGTTTACCTTGCACATCTCACAATTGTACTGTTCCCCGCATTTTGCAAGAGTACCGGAAAATAGAATCACGCCTTCCGCATGATGCCGTTGTGACATTCATCGCGGCAAATGGCTCCATTGTGCGACAAAATGCTATACGCAACTGGTATGTTTACACAGACAGCGCCCACGCTCCAAAGCGGTATAGTTATCTTGCATCTGCGCTCAAATGTGCAGATGTTGGGGGGTGCAAGCTGTGATTCTGTCCTGTGTTCTATTTTTCTTCTGGTTCTTTTCCGCGCTGTTCAAAGCATCCAAATAAGAAGCATTCCACCCGGTCAGAAATGGCCGGGCTTTTCTTTTGCCTTGCATCTGCTGAGGGTGCGGGGCTTTTCTTTTGCCCTGCTGCAATACAACCCCATACAAGCGTTTACGGCGGCTTTTATGCCATTCATGCAGTTATACCGCCCACGCCACAAAACAGCACACAAGGATTTACAGGGGCTTTTCCGACTATTTCCCGTTGCTGTTTTGTGGCTGTGCATCCTGCTATACTGCACCGCCTGCACCACACCGGAACACATCACAGCGCCGCAGCAACTCCAGCGCATACCGGATACTAGCCGCCACGCTGGACGCTGTGCAGGTCAGCACATCCACCTATTATAATAAGGTATATAAGGGCGCAACACATCGCAGACCATGCCAGCCCGGCGGGGTCTGCTCCTGCTGTCTGCGGATTACTGGCAAGTGCTGACACACTGTCAGCAGTACAAACCCGGCGCATTTGCTGAGGGGTCAGCGCCTCCGCCTGTGCAGTGTCATCCCGGTGGCTTGCGATCTGGCACCGGTCAGCAGTCAGGGCGCACCGGGTCAACTTGGAACCCTCCACCCGGCGGAGCAGTCCAGCAGTTTGGAGCGCAGCGGGCGGCGCGGAACTATTGGCGGCTACCGCCGCATCTCTTTTCGGGCTTTCGCCCGATAGCCAATAAGGACGAGCAATAGTCGTAGCGTCCCGGCTGGAATAGTCGTAACAGGTTCTGGAATAGTCGTGGCCAATAGTCGTAGTTTCTCCAATAAAACAGTCGCGGAATAGTCGTAAAGTCGTCAGACGACAAGCTTTTGAAAGTCCTATATATAGTATAGCAACGAGCAGTCCGCTGATAGTTGCAGAGTAATAGTCGTAGCGTTTTCTTGCGAATCATCGTCAAGTAGTCGTGTATTTTTTGTGTGAAATAGTCGTTCGCCTTTTAGGAAAAGAGAGGTGCGATAGTCGCTAAGTCATCCGACCACTCCAAAAATCACCTCTCGTTCCAATTTCGCATAATATATTCCTCCGCTAGTTATATCAATTTCGTATAATAACCGTACTTATTATAATATACAGATATAGTTACTCCCGATAATCACTGATTATTTCGTATAATAACTCGTACCATCCAATTCGGTCTGTTCCTGCTCGATTTAATTCCTAGTAACGTACTATGGTATTTTAATCAATCCATAGTATTCCACTATGAATAGTCAATGCAACATTTCTACATATCCAACCAAAAGCAAAATGAAGCCAATTCTCCATGTGAAATAGTCGCAGACCGTCCACCAGTCCGAACCTTACGCCAGTTCTCGCCTACGGTATGCTCTGCTAGCTAACCGGTGCCTAACCGGTGCAATTTTAGAGATAGAGGGTTGTAGGGGGAAAGAACCTTTGCAGAAACATTTGGTTATCGTTTTCGGTTGTCGCAGTTGTCGCACCATTTTGGCGTGGGGACATGAAATAGCTTGTCTATTTCATGGAAGGGAGATAGAGAGATAGATAGATAATAATAGGGGGTTATAGGGGGGAAGAAGAAGAAAGGAAGAGAGAAAGATTGAATGCAAACGCATCATGTGCATCCATTTGCATGCAAACGCATCACGCTGATAGTCGTAATTATATCAGCCCAAACGCCACTCGATCGAGACGGTTCCTACTCAAAATCAGACCTTTCCGTTTTCTCTCGATAAATAACAAGAGAAAAAAGCATAGAATAGCCGCAGAGGGTAGTTTTACCGCCCGATACCATTCCATGCTTTTCATTCCGTTTGTTGATTGGAGATTTTAGCGGAGATTAGATTTTACCGTCTGCTTGCATCTTGCGCATACGCTCCGCAGCCGATTTCTTCTGCTCTTCCGTCATAATTCTTGTGGTTGCAAACCGAACCAGTCGCTTGGGCATCTCATACCACTTACCGTCCTTATCCTGCTTGACCAGCTTGTACGATGCAGGCTCACGTTCACATAACTTGTCGAGCTTGCGCATATACACCGGGTCGGCGGTATAAACCGATGCAGTATCTTCCGCTGCATTGAAGTTGACGATGGTCTCTTGTTCCAGTCGAGTGATGTTCATAATCGTTTTCCTCCGTTTGTTGATTGATGAAAAATATTTATGGGGTTCAAGCGGTAACTTTATCGCCCAAACACTGTTATCTGTTTTTCTTGCCTATTCTACTGTGACGATACGAACGCAGAAGCGATGTTAGGCTGTTATCACTCAATCGCTTCGTATGTTTTCTCGAAAATGTCAGGTTTGCACGGGTAGATTTCGCCATTTACGCCACGAATGATATAATCGCCAGTCCTTGCAATCATAGTCCCTTCAAGCGTTTTAATCTCGCACCACGCAGGATCATCGTGAAACTTTCCGAAGTCATGCGTAATAATATCGTTGCTACTTACTGCATCCCAGAACCAATCTTCTCCAATAAGGCCTCGTGCATTGAGCTTGAATGCTTCGATAACAACTGGCTTCTTGCGGTATTTCATGTTTATTCTCCTCTCGTTACATCCACACGCATTCTTTGAACTGCTGTGTTTCCATCTGGAACGTGATGTCCAGTGACCCTACGTTTCCCTCTTTGTTCTTCTCAAGTGCAAAGTGATAATGCGGCTCCGGTCTCTTTTTCGTGGTCACGTTCTGCGCCAGAAGAATGATTGCATCTGCGTCCTGTTCAATCTGTCCGCTCTCTCGCAGGTCTGCGGCAGTCGGTGGAATGCCTGTTCTTGCTGTCTCTCGATTGAGCTGTGCAAGTGCTACCACCAGCGTTCCTGTGGACTGTGCGAACTCATGCAGTGCCATGCTGATTTCCGTGACGGCACTGTATCGGTCTTTCGCTCCGGCTTGATGGATAAGTTGCAAATAGTCGATGAACACCACTTTTGCCTGCATCCTAATGGACTGCGTTCTAATCCACCCAACGCTCTTACCAGCGGCAGAACGGACGAACAGCGGATATTTCTTGATGGCTGCCAATCGGTCAAGCTCGTCAATGCTGACGGTCTTGTTTTTGACCGTATGCAGCGGTACGCCTAGCTGGTTTGCGATAATACGAGCATAGAGCGTGTCCGGGTCAGTCTCTAGGCTGAAATACGCCACCTTGCGTCCGTTCTTGGCTATTTCACAGGCAAGTTGCAGGGACAGAGCGGTTTTACCTGCGCTGGGTCTGCCGCCGATCACAACGAAGTTGCCCGGAACAAGATGCAAGTTGTTATCCAGCACTCTAAGCCCTGTGCTAATATACTCCGGCTTATCATCCAGCTTGCGGATGTAGTTGTCTATGCCGTCACACATCGGAATGAAATCGCTTCTCTCGTTGTGTAGATTGATAGCTTCGCCTAGCTGCTCATAAATGCCTGTCAGGTCTGCGTATCTGGTCGAGCCATCAACGATTTTGAACGCAAGTTCTCTGGCTCTGGACAATGCTGCCTGTTCCTTGACGATTCTAGCCCATCCAAGCATCATGTCATGGGTGACGTTGCGGATGAACTCTGCGCCAAAGGCATCCAGACATTCACCCATTGCTTTCTTGCAGTTATCGTACCGTCCCATGACTTCTACCGGGTTCCACTTGTCGTTGTGTTCCCAATAACCAAGAATGGCAGCGAATGTATCACGCAGCTCAGGGCAAAAATCGTCGATTTTAAGGTCTTGCAGCACATCGGCGTATTCCGAGAACGTGAGGACTGCTCCAAGAAGGATGTATTGGGTCTGATTTTCAATATTCACCGCAGAAAGTCTCCCTCGTCAGGCAATTCAGCCATTGTCTGCTGATAGCCGCCATTCCAGTCCTTCACGTTACGCATCCAGTTCCGTGCAGCAGCTTTCCAGTCCTTCATGGACGATTTGCCGACCTTCCAACCATTTGCCGTGAAGTGGTCAATGAACCGCTCCGCTTCCAGTCCGCCGTATCCCTTTTCGGAAAAGTAGGATTTTGCTTCTTCGACAGTCGGAGCTTTGAATCGTTTGACTTCGTTGGTATTTTTCTTTTCACATTTTTCTTTTTTATCAGATTCAGATACAGAATCAGATACAGATAAGGCATCGTTTGCATTCATTTGCATATTTTGCATACCAGCGTATGCATTTGCATCATTAGTATGCGTTTGTATGCACTTGCATTTTTCATCGTTCCAACGCTTATTTGCACTCCGTCTGTTTTTCTCAATTCGCTCCTGTCTTTTCTGTGCATTCATATCATCGAACGCCTTGACGACTTTCCAGAGCATCCGCATAGCACGGTCGTTGTCGTATGCTGGCTCAAGCCCAGTCTCAACATACTGTGCGTAGTTGCGGATGAATGCTCCAAATTCCTCGTCTGTTAGTTCGTCCATCGCATGGACGTGTTCCAACAGAAGAATCATTGATGTTCTCGGCTTGTGTTCCTGCTCCATATTCAGTCCTCTTTGTAGCGTTTGTTCCATGCTTCGATAGCATCTTTGCGTCCATCGTGGATAATTTCAATCTCTCCACTATCGTTCATTTTGAACTCGATTTGATAGCATCTATCAGAAATTGTGGCTTTACATTTAAAGCATCGGATATTAAATTCATATCCTTTTATAAGGCTTCTTGAAAAATCCTTCTTTATGGAAAACACGGCTTCCGCACCGCAGAACGGGCATCTCTTAAGTTCTGTCATTTTCTAAACCCCTCTCTCGTTCTCGTGATTCGCTTATGCGCCTTGACAGGCCTTACGCCTTTGCCGTAAGCTGGGCGAATATGCTTCGCCTTGATGTACCCGCAAGGCGGCTTCGGCCCAAAGTCGAAAAGGCTCAAGTCCATAACGATGATGCAAAACTTCTTGTTTGTCATGTTTAGCCCTCCTACACCATCGGAAACGCCATCCAATGCGTTACCGTCACATCTTTTGGCAATCTCTCGCCTATCTCATCCCAGAACTGACCGTCTGCGTAACAGCCTGGAAAGTACGCTGTCGGCGAGATTCCTTGCAACATTTTTCCATTTTCATCACGCCACGTTGTCTTAGTCGCAAGCAACAAAGGATGCGTCCGTTCTCGTGGCGGTTCGCTTGCTGGATGCTAGAGGGTGTTAGCCATTTTTATACCCCTGCCTTGTACATCGTATATAAGGCCACAAATCCAATCGAAAAAGTAAAAATGTGGAGAATTACATCCGCAAGAAGCTTTATCTTTTCATCGGAAATTTCGTTCAAAAATATATCCCATATCAAAATTTTTTCAATGAGATATGCTATCCCACATATAAATGTTCCAACCAGAAAAGAAGCTAAAACCACAATCAACGCATTTCCAAGATTACTCATTCTCTTTTTTCTCCCATTCCTTGCATCCACGTTCGTCCCACACGAAGTCTGCAACGTGTTCTGACTGGTCGTTCACGCATACGCCCTCCGGCTCTGCGTACCATTTGCAAGAGCCGCAGGACGGCTCAGATTTGTTCTTGCAGGATTCTGCCGTGCATCGGATAGCTTTGCCAGCGGAGAACTGCTTGATGCCCATGCAAGAGCAATGTTCGGTGGTGCAGTAAATGTCCATTATTTCTGTCCTCTCTTTCCTCTATTGAACCGCCCGATCACTCGCTTATACTCTGTATAGCACTCCGGGCACAGGTCGCCTGTGTCCCTGCGCCACGCCCAGTCCTTGAAGTATTCGTCAGGGTTCATCATCCTGCCACCCAGAACCGCTCCGCAGCGGTCGCACACTCGCTTGTGGTAGATTCCTCTGTCAGTTTGCATTAGTCAAAATACTCCTCTTCCAATTTTAAGTCGCGAGGGTCAAGATAATAGTTTTTACCTTTGTAGTCGCAAAGGTAATACGTTCCATAAAGATTTTCGATTCTCTTGACGAGTTCTACTTTTGCTCCGGCTGGAATCCTCTCTTTACCTTGAGCAATATGTGTTTTCCAATCTTCGTCCTCTAACTCTCTTTTCGTAACAAAAACGACCATTGCTTATTTTTCCTCCCAAACATCCTTAAACAGGATTTCTTTGTCGGCTTTCCAGTCTTTGATTTTGCACGGAATGTCCGTGCCGGGTACGGTCTTTTTCAGACCATCCATCTGCCAGACATTCCATGAGATGACATCTGCAATGGCGTCAATCAGCACCGGCGACATACGGTGATTCTCAATCTCATTTCCGAACAGCGAGCGAAAATTCTCCATCAGCGTGAGGAATAAATTGCACCGTGCCAGAAGTAAGTTGTCTCCTTGCCACTCGTAGCCGTATGTACTCATGTAAGCGTTCATGGCGTAGTTGAGCCAAAGGCTGTAATCCCAAACTTTCGGGTCTTTGAAGTGTTCCTTTGTTATGGCATTCAGTTTCCTATCCAGCAGACCGATTCTGTCCGGCACGGCAATCATCTGCCCTGTTGTGGTATCGTATCGGCTTGTAAGGAACGGCGCTTCTCCACAGGTTACTTCAAGGCAAGTCTTGTTGATGTACTCCTTCCAGTCCTCGCCCACTAAGTCCTTCTCTGCAACGTCTGCCATCTTCTTGCAAACCCAAGTCGGCGTAAACACTTCTGCTTTTTTGCTGGTTCGCTTCTTCTGGTCTGCAAGCCGTTTCCGCACACGAGGGACAAGCTGAACCTTGTCCAGCTGTTCCAGCGTGATTTCATCTGCAAAGCCCACGCTCAGTTCAGGCGGCGGGTCTGTCGCCCAGATGATGTTCTTTCCTGTCGTGTGGTCTTGCAAGAGGACAGGCAGGAACGTGCGTAAGCAGGGGTCGGAGAAGTCAATCAAAGTTCCCATTTGTCAGCCCTCACCATGATTTTGTTTTTCTCTTTCAGCCAGTCCTTGACGCAATGAAAGCAATGCTCACGGTTCTGGCAACGCTCCGGGTCACGATGTTTGATAAGCTCGCAGATGCCCCGCGTAAAGTTTTCTGTAATATCTTCGTCCGTCATGGAGCGGATAAAATCACCGTTAGTCATGTTCCCCAACCTCTCTGTATTCCACGTCAATCCCTTTCGGCAAAGCCGTCTGGTACTTCTGGGCGAGTTGCTCTGCGCTCTGGGCATCGCCCAACGGCTGTTCAGGCGGCGCAACGGTGACTTCCACGTTGTCACGCATACCAAAGTAGTTCTTGGCTCGAAAAATCCACTCTGCCGGGTTCTCCTGACCGTACATACCGTTGTATGCCCACATGGACTGCATTTGCAGAATCAGCTTCAGGATGTACTTTTGCTGCAAGCTGTCGTCACGGCGTTTGCCCGCCATAATCTGCTTCAGGCTCACCCATTCGATGCCAAGCACCAGTGCAATCCATTCCACCACAGGGGAGATTCTGGCTTCGATGCAAGCGTCAAAGAAGAAGTCAAGACGTTGCTGCACTTCAATCGGGTTGTTCATGTCCACGCTCGGAAGGTCACCAAAATACTTGGCTGCAATCATTCCGATGACCTTCTTGTCCTCTTCATCACCGATTCTCGACTGCAAATCGCCCGTATTCAGCATCTTAGACCTCGTGATCGCCAACTCCTGTTGTTCTTTCACCTTTTTACTCACCTGTGAGCGGATAGATTTCCGCTTGTTAAGCATCTGTTGTTTCTTCTTCTCTCGCTCTTTCTCACGCTTCGCAGCGGCTTCTTCTTTCGCCTTTTGCGCCCGCTTCTCACGCTTTTTCTTTTCAGCTTCGGTCAGCGGCGGTCTGCCACGACCACGCTTCGGGGGTGTTGCCATGTATCAGGCCTCCTTGATGGGTTTCCAAACAGGGTATGCGTATGGATGCTGTGCAACGACATTCCACAACCACTTATATGGATAACCTACGCAAGCGGACTTTGTGATCGGCCCAGCAATCGCCATCACATAGCCGTTTTCATCTGCATCTTCTTTCTTAGGTGGTTGCTCGAATGTGCTTCTCCACAAACCCTCAAACCCGATTTCGCTATAAGAGCAGGTTTCAAAATAATGTGTAGCCATCCCAAGCTCTTGCTCAATATCGTCAAGGATGCTCTTGTCATCCTCGTCCGCTTCGGTTTCAAGAACAAGGTAAATTCGCTTTTTCATGCTCTCACCTCTTCATCTTTGTTTCGATGCTGTCCAGCTTCCGTGCAATCCACCAGACGGAACAGCAGTTGTCCAATTGCCGCCACCAAGCGCACTTTTCTTTCTCGCATACGCACCGACCAAGCGGATTGCTGGTCATCTTCATCGGGCAGTAAAGTTCGTTGTCCATGATTTTTTAGCCCTCCAACTGGAGATGAGCGTTTACCATCTTGACGGGAAAATACTCATCTATCTGCAAAAAATCGCCGTTTTTCAGGTTGATGCCGCCAGACAACTTGCTTGTCGAAAGTTCCGCGCTGGCTTTCATGAAAATTTCGCCGCTTATTTCAAACACATCTCCACGTTCCAAACTCCCAAAATTGGCTTCGTTTCTCTCAATATCACAAATCTTCATCATTTCCACCCCATCACAACAGCCGTACAAACGGCCAGACACACGTTAATGAACAGCCAGACGAGCATTGCCTGACGCTCTTCAAACAGGTTGTCTACCGTGTCTTTGATTGTCCGTTCGGACTGAACTACTACCGCCAGCAGGACTAGGCAGACCAGCCATCGAGTTGCAAATTCAAACATTGTTACCTCCATCTAACATCCTCTATGATGTTTGGATTTTCGTGCGATTGAAACTCATATAGACTGCATATGGTTTTCTTTCCACAAATCGGACAAATAGGAGTTTCCCCATTATCTGCCATCGCAGTTGCAACGCGTGCATCACACACAGAAATTGCAGTATTGCAGAAGTAACAAGTGAATGTTGCTCTTTTAATACGGCAAAACTTTGAATTTATTGAAGTGATTTCCGAAATAGCTTCTACCGAAAATATTGCCATCAGCTCCACCTTTCTCTCAGCTCTTTTTCGACCTGCTCCGACTTTGCGGTGATGTAATCTGCAAACTCGTCAGGGGTCATGTCCTCTTCTTTGAATTTGCCGACCATCTCCCAGTACCTGTCACCAATGCGGATGATTTTCTGCACCTGTTCATCGGTCAGGTCTGCATCGCACCGAAGGTTCTGAATCAGTGCGCCCCATGTGGCAGCAATTCCATCCAAAGCCATGCGGAAGCCGTACAACTGGTTCTTCCGTGCAATTTTGCGGAGGTTGGTTGGCTTGACCTGTTTGCCACACAGGGGGCAGTTTCCAAATTTATTCATCCGACTTCTCCTTTGCTCACTTCTGTTCTCCTTTCAGCCAGTCGTTCAGTTTTGCCATGCAAGAGGGGCAAAGAAGAACGCTCCATCCTTCTTCTCCACCGATTATTGGCCGAACCTCAAGTTTGTTCTTCATTTTGTTATATTCCTCAAGTGTAAACATTTCACCACACCTATTACATATCAATGCCATGTTCTTTCTCCAATCTCTTTAGCAGCCCATCCACGTCATACCGCCAATGGACACGCAGCCTTTTTGCTTTGACCTCTATCCCCTCTTGCTCTGCCCACTGCCAAGGAATGCTCTTCCGGCTCTCGTTGTAACGGAACGTCAGAACCTTGCTGGCGGGGATTGCAAAGGTGCGGTTGACCGCCCTGTAGTTGACTATCACATGGGCGGTCTGACCGCTGTACCCCATTGCATCCACCATGTCTGTGATGTGCTTTTCCTTGCGGTATTTGCACTTTGCCTTGTCGTACTTGCCGAACACCTTTTCCAGAGGGATAGAGGGCGTTTCGATGGTTTTCAGTTCAAACAGGTGGTTCATTGGGTATCGGTACACAAGGAAGTCGCAGATGTTGTCGATGGAAAAGGACAGGTTCTCGTTGCCGCCGTAGTAGGTGGCAGCACTGTCTTTCAAGCGGTAGCACCACGCATCGGATGGGACGGACGCCTTGAAGTCCGCTTCAAACTGCTTGCCGGTGTTCATTCGTTGTCCTCGATTTCTTTGGCTTCTCTGATACGCAGTCGGAGAAGTTCGCTATTTGCATATCGCAGTTGCCAGCTACCAAACCAGCCTTTGTGAACAAGTTTTCCAGCGCAGTAAACAAACTCCTGCTTCATCAAGTCATCAAGTGAAATGATGTAACTTCCCGGCTTATACTTTCTTTTATTCATCCTCGTTCACCTCTAAATTCACTTCCGAGAAACCGCTTCTTGCCTTTTTCCCGGTGCTTGTCCTCATAATCACGGTGGTACACGCTCTGGCTATGGTTCAGCTCATACACGAACGCTTTGCGTTCCTCGAAGTCTTTCTTCTCTGCCTTGTACTTCTCGCAGGTGTCGTGGCAAGCTTGGTGACGTGATGTGCAGTTGAGACAACAGGTAATCATTCTTCGCCAAATCTCCTTTTTGTTACAGCCATCGGGAACTCTTCAATTTCACTTGCCCACCGTGCGGTTCCCTCGCTGTATGCTCTTTGCCAGACCAGAGGAAAACCGCCCAGACCATCGAACAGGCTACCCAGCGTAGGCTTTTCTTTCAGGTAAGGGCGCATCTTCTGCACCAGCCAAAACCATTGCGGCAAAGCGATTGAGTTGCCAAGAGCCTTGTATCTTGGGCTGTCAGCGTATTTGTGTTTCTTGCCTTTGCTATCCGTCCAATCACCAATGTTGGTGTAATCGTCAGGGTAGCCTTGCAGCCGTTCGCATTCAACAGGTGTCAAGCGGCGAACAATCCAATGGATGGTTTTTTCCGCAATTAACGGCCCAGAACTTGACCCATCGTTCTTACAGGTAAGCGTTGCTGTTTTTTCTCCTGTAACAGCTCCGTTATACCCATCGACCGCAATAGAGGTTTTCTCTACGACTAGGATTTCGCTACCATTGCCGATGTTTCCTGCTTTCGCTTTCAAGGTTGAGCATTTGTCGCTTTCTTTGTAGCCACTGAACAACTGTTCGTTGAAGGTCTTGCGTTCGATAGCGATAGCCGTGTAATCCGTGATTCTGTTTTCGTGGTCGCCTGTGATCGTCGGCACTATCTGGCCGTCGCCGTTTCCTCGTGCGTCAAACACTTTCACGACAGCGGACGGCGTATGTGCGCTGGCCGCCAGAGGATGGCACGGGTCGCCCCAGTGCGGGTTGCTCCCGTTTTGCGGACTCGTTAATTGCGTGGTGTCGAACGGCAAGGCATCAAACACGATCGGGTCGTGGCCTTTTGCATTGGCCCTCAATGTTCCCACCACGTCATACGACACATCCATCTTGCCGCCGCCTGCACATCCCCCTCTAATTTTCAGGGTATATGCGTTCCGCCCCCCCTCTGCCACCACTCGATCATTTCCAGCAGGGCCATTTGCAGCAAGTCCGGCAACTTCTTTCCACGCCTTGACGCTCTCGTCAGGATGCCCTGACAGGCTCGTGCGCTCAAATAATATTTCTCCGGCGCGCTGGCCTCCAAGGTCGATGATAAGAGCGATACGTTTTCTACGCTGGGCCACTCCGAAATATTGACTGTCGAGCTGTCTCCAAGCCAAAGACCATCCGTTTCCGGCGATTGCTCCGGCTTTGCTCCATTTGCCCCCTCTACCCGAAGGTCTAGGAATTGAAGCGTCTGGCTGTTCCACGCGGGCAAGTTCTTCCAGCACGGCTCTGAAATCTTCTCCTCCATTGGAACTGAATGCTCCGGGTACGTTTTCCCAAACAGCGAAAGTTGGATACAGTCCATTTGTGCTTGACCTCATTTCTTTTATGATCCGAACCGCTTCCATGAACAACCCGGAGCGTTCTCCGGCAAGTCCTGCTCTGCGTCCTGCAATAGACAAGTCCTGGCACGGACTTCCGAACGTGATACAATCCACAGGCTCTATCTTGTCGCCGTGAATCTTTGTGATATCGCCCAAGTGTTTCATCTTTCCAAACGCCCGTCCAGCCAGATAGCGCAGCTCTTATATAAGGTAGGCGGTCAGTCTGCTTGTGGGAATCTTTTCAATTCTTCTTTCAAGCATATATTGTCGCTAATATCCAGTGTTCCGTCGTTACTACTTGCGAGAAAATCGAGAAGAACTTCCCTTGCTCGGCATCTGTCTAAAACGTCATCAACGCACTCTCCGTTGTATTCGCCAATGCAGAAAAGTTTATTTTCGCAATCGCTCATTTTGACCGTAATGCAAGACGAGAAATCTTCTTTTAGCTTGGGAAAAATAATTCTCGTAATTGCATCTGCGTTGAGGTAGCACCCATTGGTAGTCCGAATCAGTTTCATTCTTTTATCTCGCTTTCTCTAAATATTACGTTAATTCGCTATTTTCAGAAAGGTAAATCATCCGCGTTGCCCTCAATCACGGCGAAATCGCCATTGTCAGGCGCAGAGCCAGACCCGGTAGCCAGCGTTTTCTTCGGTCTGACCTCATAGTCGCCGGAACGAATCTTGTCTACGCTGGTGAAGCGGTCAACGACCAGTTTCGTCTTGATGCTGCCATCGTTTCCCATGTACTCTTCCTCACGAAGAACTACGCCGACCAGCTTGCCACGCAGGGTCTTTTCATCGTTGTTAAACTTGTAACCGGGATTGGACTGCTCCACAGCGGTGATGAAACCCTTGAAGAACGGCAGCGCCTTTTCCTTGTAGCTCTTGATAGTCTTGCCGCCCCATGCCCATTCGCCCGGATTCAGCTTGCCACGTTCGATGAGGGAAGCGGTCTGCTCACGCCAGTAACCTTTGAACTCGCCCTCTGCGACTTCCCACTCGATGTTCAGACGCTCCTTTGCGGGTTCGTCCGTTGCCTTGCAGATACCGGCAACGTAGCCACCAACAGGCAAGTCACGGCGTTCGGTTGCTTCCTGCACGTCATTCCAGTTGATGTTTTTCATCTGTTACTCTCCTTTGTTATCCGGCTGAACCGGGATGTTGTAATACTCACGGATGGTCTTGTCTACGGCGGCGAGGTCGTTCTCGATCAGCGCATCGTTGAACATCCCAAGTGGGGTTTTCACGGTGTCCATCCCATCATTGCGGGTGCTGAACAGGTATCGCCCATCCTGCACAACGGTTTTCAGAACGATGGTGAAGTACCCTTCCACACAGACCTTCTCGTCCAGCAGCTTGCCGATGGTCTTGAACTTCTCGCCACCGTCTCCGTCACGCTCGCTGTGCCCGAAGAAGTAGACCACCACATCGTCCGGCAGTTCCTTCGCCCGCATCAGCAAAGCGTTAAAGTTGGCTGCCATGTCGGTAAACTTCTGGTATCCGGCGACCTTTGCGTTCCGCATAAACTCGCCAGTCATAAGATAGGTGGCATCGTCAATGACGATGGACTTACGCTTGGTGCTGTGGATTGCGGCGTCAATCTTGCCGTAGTCGTTGGTGATATAGGTTTTCATGTTGCTGCGGAACGGAAGCGGCTTGCCAAGCACGTTGATAACCGCAATCTGTTCCGGGTCAAAGTTCCGAAGCGAAGCGGACTTACCGCTACCGGAGTGACCGTAGACCATTACTAATACTGCCATTTTCTTTCCTTTCTTCGGCTTCATTAGGCTTCATTGTTCTTACTTTGGCTTAATACGGCTGTACAAAATCAACCAGCCATCAGTTCTGCCAACTGTGCACGGAGATCTTTCAACTCCGCTTCCCTGTCCTCGATTTCAGACTGCAAGTCCTCAATCTCAGCCAGCCGGTCAGCTTCTTTGGCTTCTGCTTCCTGCTCACGGGTTAGGAAATACACGCCGTCCTCCGGCTCAGTCACTCCACCGAATCTATCAAGGTTAATCATCTTTTGATCTTCCTCTCTTACGTTCCTCTTTGATTTGAAGTGCGCTGTACCACTGGTCTTTGTCAATTTCTATGGTAGACCACCGGTGGTTACAGGTAAGGCACTTTTTGCGGCGAACAATACTGTCATGGTCAGGTCGGCTGTCTACGGTTTTGATGTTTTCTCTCCCGCACATCGGGCATTTCATCGTACATTCCTCCACTCGTTGGTGTGGTGAGGAATGCGTTTTACTTTGCGATTTTCCTGTTCAATGCGTTCATTTTCAGAGCTGACACCAATGGCACACAAGACGAGTGCTACGGCAAGGAAGCTACACGAAAGGAAAACGTATCCAAATATTGCTACCACGCTTTGGCTTTTCTGAATTGCATCGCCACATCCTACCGAAAAGATTGCTAACGCGATTCCAAGCGTACAAAGGACATTAGCTTTCAGGCTTTTCACTCTTATTACCTCCAAAACTCAGTATCCATGCCGTAGCCATTGCCACAGATGCCGTGATGATTCCACGGGCAGCTGATGCACCTACCAGAATTTCGATGTGATGCACCATCCAGAAGTTCAGCAGAAATACCGCTAAAACCACCGCCAGTGCCATGCCCCACATCAGGGCAACTTCAATAAACGCTTTCATCTTGTCTCCTTTCGTTTTTCGCCATTGCAAATCACGGCTATGCCATGCTTTGCCGTTGCTTTTCGGTGAATCGCCTTGCCTTTGCTGTTCTGCTCCTAGCTGCTCAATGCCTTAGCCTATCGTTTCTATCCTTTGCCGCTGCCTCGCATCGCATTGCTATACCCTGCATTGCCTTTGCATATCAAAGCTACGCCTTGCATCTCATAGCCTTTGCTCTCCCCAGCTTTTCCTTGCCATTCCATTGCTCGTCTGAGCCTTGCTTCGCCATGCCTTTGCAGGTCTAGTCAAATCAACGCATCGCCTTTGCTAATCCTATCACGGCGTTGCCCTGCCATAGCGGTTAATTGAGGATTTCGTAAGCAAAGCGCCCTTTAGAACTGTTACGCCACTGACCGATGCCACGCAGAGCACCGTAGTCCAGCCACTCGAGCACGACCTTCTCGTGAGAATCGTCCAGCAGCATGACCTCAAACTCGCAGGTCGAGCCAGCTGGAATCTGCTCGCTATTGGCAAGGCTCACGCGTTCGCCCTGCGCCGTCTGGGCACGGAGTGGGCGCTGGCACTCGGTAATCTCACCGTTCACATGAATGGGAATCATGCGGGGCTGAACAAAAATCAGACCATCAATGACCTTCTTGTAGGCTGTCAGCTTGCCGGATTCGTTGACGGCTTTCTTCTTGCCAGTTTCGGTCTTGCCGCCGATACGACCCAGCATACCGCAAGCATCCTTAAACATGCCTTTGATCTGATAGTCATACAGGATGGGTTCGCTGTTCTCGTTGCGAGGGAACACGGTCATGCCCTTATCTGCCACAGCATCAGCACCCAGAGCGGCGACTTCGTCCTCGATAGTGTTTGCATCAGGTGACTTGCTGGCGATGAACTCTCGTGCGATGTTCTGGTTGCTAGGCCATGTGCCGAGAACCGCTTCGGTGAATGTGATTCTGACTTTGATTTTTTTCATTTTTACTCACTCTTTCTTTCTCGATATGTTCCAGCTGCTCTTTCTCCCGACTGCGCCAGCGGATTTCACGCTGTCCGTAGTATTTACCGTTCATCAGGAGGGTCTACCTTTCCTTGCACAAGCAAAGTGCTGTAATGGCCGTAGCTCATTCCAAGCTCTTTTGCTTTATCGTTCATCTGTTTGATGGTGTACTTCGGCCTAGGCTTTTCTTCCGTCTGGTTCCCTTCCGGTCTGGCCTTGCGGGTGGGAGACTTGATATAATCCGAATGCTCTTTCCACCACTTGGCCATCTGCTTCCGCTTTACTATATTTGCACATTTCTGGTGATATTTTTGATGCTCATACAGCTTGCGCATTGGCTTTTTACACAACTCGCAAGGGACAACTCCATATGGAGCGCGTCGCGCTGCTTGATTCTCTCTCCTAGCTAATACTGCGCATTCTTTGCAATACCGTTTTGTCTTGATGACTTCGCCGAGAGGCGCTCCGCAGCGTTCGCAGCTCTTAGCCTCCATCTGACTCACTTGCCTTTCTCAAGACTCTTTCGTTGTGTTCGGAAAAGCACTGGTCGAGAAACTGGATGAACTTTGCGATTTTCTCTGCGTCTTCCGGAGTACAACCGTTCTCCACAAAGCGCCTTACCGACTGCTCACGCTTAAAGTCCGAGTAGGTCTTGGCCGCAGCGTCAATGGCGAACTTGGCTTCTTCGGGGTACTCAAGGTCAATTTTAATGGTCAGATACCTTTCCATACTCATTCCTCCGCTCTCTGGCTTTTTTCTGCTCTCAAGAACAGATTAACGAAGTAAACTTGCCCGATACCAGTCACTTTAGGGGTTTTATTGATGGAAGTATGTCCGTCTGAGTGCGCAATGGACGTTTCCTTGATTTCAAACAAGCGAAGTTCCATAGACTTCTGGGTCGGCATATTGTAGTCCGTCCGCTTTCTGTCCTTGATCAGGTATCCGTTCTCACGCATCCATGCAAACAACCGGTTTTGCCCCATCTGGACGCCGTTCTGTGACAGCAGCTTTGCCATTTCACCAACAAGAATGCTCTGGCTGCTTGCGCTCACAGCGTCAGCAAACAGTGCTTTCGGCTTCATGGTTTCAATCTGCTTGTCTTTCTCTTCCAGTTCCTCATGCGCTGCGATCAGCGCGGTTGCGAGAAGTTGCGAGCGGGTAAGCTGCGGCTGTTCAGCCAGTTTCTTTTCCATCTCGTTGAACGCTGCAATGTACTTGAGCTTCCACTCAAGAGCAGCCTTGCCGGTGAAACCCATAGCCAGCAGGGTAAAGCCGTCACGGTTCATCAGATACATGGGGTAGCTCTGGCCGTTCTGCTCATGGACGTACTCGGTTTTGTAGAACATGGGGGTGTCCCCATTTTTGGGGAGACCCCTCATAATGTCTTCGATGTCACGCATCACATGGTCATGACGCTTCTCGAAGCTCTCTGCAATCTGACGGCTGGAAACCACAGGCTCGCCATTCTGCATAGATAAGATAATGTCGTTCATTTTTAACCCTTTCTTATGATTTACTGCTTATCTCTTACAAGAAGAGCGTCCACCGACACACGGAAGTAATCAGCGACTTTCACAAGCTGTCGAATGCTCGGCCCATTTGCGGAGCGTTCCCACTTGCCCAGTGCGCCGTTGCTTAAACCAGCGGCTACTTCCAAGTCAGTACGAGACAGACCATGCAACTTGCGAAACTCGTCGATTTTAGAAAGATTCACTAGCCATTCTCCTTTCTGGGCTTGCATTTTACTAGAAAATATGCTACTATGTAGTTGCGAAGTACAAAGTGAACATTTTCTAGCGACTTCCCGATAGATTTGTCAGGGGTCTTGTTTTTCGTTTGCCCTGTGCTTCATATTATACTAGCCAAGTGGCTATTTTTCAATAGTCAATTTTCAATTCTGTGAACATTTGGCTATTTGCACAAAAAGAGAGGTCTTTTTCTATGCGCAATGTGGAGCGAGCTAAGAAAATCGCTGCCGATAAAGGTGTGAATATATCCTTTGTGTGCAGAGAAATCGGAAAAAGCAGAGGTTATATCTCTCAAATGCTGACTACCGACAGAGATTTTCCAGATGAAATGCTTTCGCCAGTAGCCAACGCACTAGGCGTTACAGTTGAAGAACTGACTGGCGTCCAAAAAGAAAACCCGCCCCAGCAGCCGCAAAGTGAAGTTGATGCAGCAGTGGAGCGGATTAGAAGAAAGCTTGAATCTATGCCGAAGGAACAGCGTGAAGCGCTGATGAACTTAATCGAGAAGATGTGACGTTCATGCCCGGTAAAATAAAAACCCCTTGTGCCGGGCTGGTGTAGCTCTGCGCAAGGGGTTTTCTGTTACTTTAGGTCTAGCGCTTGTTCTGCTACTGGAATCTTTTCTGGGTGTTCCAGCAACCATGTGATAAACTGGTCAATCTTGGCTCTTTCCTGCTCGCTCATTGTGGCATATCCTCCCGATCAGTAAGTGCGGATGTTTGTTTGAGTCCATTTTACATCATTTTATTGTAAGTTCAAGGTATTTTTAACAACTAGTTGGAAAATAGTGCAAAAATGCTCAATTTTCTGTGCATCCACAACTTCCGTCTGGAAACCCATGAGCGTTTAAGTCAAAAGGGACAGCGCCTATCCATCTTTCCTCCAATCACAGCTCTACGAGCTGTCCGTCAATGTTTTCGATGCTATCTGCCGGGTCTCGTCCATCGTCTAAGGCGGCTGCGGCACGTTCTAGGATGCCTTTCGCTTCGAGGTAAGCATCTTTATCAGCTTCGTACCCCGAAAGGCTCAGGACAAGCTCCAGCGTCCGTCTGCGAGCGTATGGGATAATCAGAGTATCTACAGTTCGGTTCATTAGCTTTCCTCCCACGGTTCAGGTGTGTGTGGCTTCCCATCGGGAACGCTGGCAGGCATTCCGTCGATGATTAGCATACGTTCATGGTTCCAGATTACAGTTTCTTTCATTTTGCATTTCCTTTCTCTTTGGAAATTTTTGACAATACAGTTATACCACATCTCGCTGTTTCAATGAAACAGCGAATTTTTTCAATTATTGTTTCACATTTTGAACAATATATCAGTTAAATTTCTTTGATTTTATATCATTTTGTCGAAAGAGGGGTATTTATGGATGATTATAGGATACGAGTGGCAAAAGCGTTAGAGATGGCAAGAGCAGAATCCGGACTTAGCCAACAGAAGCTTGCAGACAAAATGGGTATAGGCCGAACATCCATTTTTCGTTACGAGCAAGGGACAATGACCCCAGATGCTCCTACTATCATAAAGTGGTTCGTGTGCTGCGGTGTTGCGGCCAAACCGTACATAGACACCTGTTTGCATCCCGGATTATTGGAAAGTCTGGCTGGCGATGCCAGCACCGAGAGAAAGAGAGATACGCTGATAGAGCATATCAAAGACGCCCATCCACAGGAAATTGACATGCTGTGCTATCTGATCTATGGCAATCACGGCTCAGATTACCTTGCCGTTCTGTGCGAAATGGTAGCCAACCTTCACACGACTTTGCGTGATCGCGTGTCCGTCTGCCGCACCGTCACAGGTCATTATGAAATGGCACAGGCCACAAAAACCGACCCAGACCCAGACGGAACACAGCCCAATATGCAGATTTTATATCAGGCGCAGGACTGTGGGGAAGCTGCGGCCATGAAACGAAACGATTCTTATACCATCAACGAAGAAAACATTTTGCGCTGATTGTCGAATTATCGCAGTTTTTGAAGAACATTTTGTACACGTCCATCCACTTTTTGTACACCTATCGGGCAAATTTGCCTTGTCAATCCGTCCCCCATAGGCTATGAATCGACAATATTCGTGCGGAATAAATAGCGGATTATCGCTAATTTATTGTTTGCGATTGAGTGGCTTGTCATTCTGTCCCCCATAACACCGGCTTAAAAGTTTTTCATCCACTTTTTGTACACGTTAGGTAAACCTAACCGTTAAGCGTTTCAACCTTTCGGGTGTTGAACATCTGTTTATTTAGCGATATTTGCTTTGCGTTTTCCACTTTTTAAGAGAGAAAGAAAAGATTTTGTGGAAAATTTTCTTCTTCTGTTATTAGTAGAAGTTATTTTATAATCTTGTTAATAGTCTTGTTTTATATAATGTAAAGAGGTGTACAAAAAATGGAGATAGGTGTACAGATTGTGGAAATAGGTGTACGAAATGTGGACAGTTAGGTGTACAAGAAGTGGAAATAGGTGTACGAAATGTGGACAGTTAGGTGTACAAGAAGTGGAAATAGGTGTACAGTTGCTATTGATTTGTACACCTGTTTGTGATATACTCTTATACGAGAGGAGGCGTGATAAGATTGTCTGATATTAAAGGCGGGAACTTGGTTGAAAAAAGCAGACAGCTTGTTTGGGCAAAGTTCACTGACTATACAGCAGGAGAGCTTCGGTTGCTTGAAGTGTATCTTAGCCGTATCAATCCGAGAGACCCTGAAACTTCAACGGTTCAGTTTACGTTACAAGAGTATTGCGAGTTTTTGGGGTTGAAAATCAACTCTAGGAATTTGAAAGCACAGGTCAAGCATTTCATCGACAACTCCGTTGAAGTTCCTAGAGGTGACGGTTCAGGATCGTTTGACCTGTATCCTCTGTTCAGTAGAGCAACTGTAAACTTTGAACCTAGTTTAATGAATATCACTGTGTCATTGTGTTGCAATCCGCTTCTGCAACCTGTTTTCTTTGACATTGCGGAGCGTGGATATGTCAAGTATCGCTTGCGCTACACAGCGAATATGAAATCGCAGTATAGCATTTTGCTGTATTCAATTCTCCGGGAATTCATCGGACGTGGCGTGAGCCAGCCCGAAATTACGTTGGATAGATTAAGGGAACAGCTTGGTGCAAGAGAACCTAGCTATCAAGAGTTCAAGCATCTTAGGCGGCGTGTCATTGATATTGCGGTAGCTGAAATAAACGAAGTATCAGACCTGTGCGTTGAATATGACAAGGTCATGAGAGGTCGCAATGCAGTTGCTGTGAAGTTCAATATAGCTTTCAAGTCTAATGAGCCAGTCATAGACGTGGAAGTTAACGAGGTTGAAAGCGTAGAGCTAAAAGATGTTCCAAAGAGCCAACGACCTGTAAGAAAGCCCCGCAGCGGCGCATACGAGGATGTGGATTGGGCATCTATTGTGCCGGAGATGTCTAAAAGCCAATGTATCTTGACCGCAAAGCTGGTGGCAAAGAGATTGCCGGAGAAGTATCCGAACATCAAGCCTAACAAGAAAAAAGAAGCTGTTGTGAACATCATTGAGAATGCATACAGGATTCTTGTCAGTGATCGACTTGATAGGATTGAAAAAGACCCCGGCGCTTATATGTACTCGATTTTGAAAGAAGCAGACCTTGACGATTATGCTACGTTTGACGATAGCTTCTTGAAGTAGTCAGATGCAGTACATACGGCAGAATGAATGTATTGAGCAAAAAAATAAATCAGAAAGGAGCAAAATTTGAAAGACGAATACAAAGAACTTGCTGAAACCTGTGTGTTCGATGAAGCATATAGCAAGGACGATGCTTTTAACATCGGGTGGTGTGAAAGATGCGAATGTGAAAAGAAGTGCATTTGCAAAAGAATAGTAAGCGGAAAATTAAAATATCCGTATTAAGAAAGAGTGATAAAATGGCAAAAGTTCAAAGTTCCGTTTTGTACAGAGAAATAGCGAAATTACGAGACAACTTTGACTGTAACAGAGTTGAGTTTTTCTCCGTTGGGGACGGAATTGATACGCCGATTCATGTAATGGTAGGCTCTCGTGGACATGGCACTGTAGAACCAGACGAAGCGATTGAGGAAGGAAAGGCGCTAATTGAAGCTGGCAAGGCTGCAAAAAAATTTAAGTACAACGGTTATTTTGTAATATGGGGAGAATAAAAATGGCAAAAATCATAGCTGTCGCCAACCAGAAGGGCGGCACAGGAAAGACCACCACAAGCACCTGTCTGGCTGGTGCGTTGCAGTTGCTTGGCAAGAAAGTCCTGCTGGTGGACTGCGATGCTCAGTGCAATGCAACGGACACCTACGGCGCACAGACAGAGGACGTATGCACCCTTTTTGATGTGATGACCCGGCAAGGAACGGTCGAAGAAGGAATCCAGCACTGTGAAGCTGGTGACATTCTTCCGTCTGATAACGCATTGAAGGACATTGACGAACAGCTTGTCCGGGACATGGGCAAGAACTTTCGGCTACGAGAAGCCCTTGAAAGCGTGTCTGGGCGGTACGATTACATTGTGCTGGACACTCCCCCGCAGTTGGGTTTGATGCTTGTAAATGCGCTGATCTCATCGAACAGCGTCATTGTTCCAATGACCCCTGACCGCTACGCTGTGGCTGGTTTAAGCCAGCTTTCGCAGACAATCAATGATGTTAGGAGATACTTTAATCAAAATCTGAAAATCGAAGGGTTGCTGCTGAATAAGTTTGGGGGTCGGGAAATCCTTTCAAAAGAAGCAATCGAAGCACTACCAGAAGCCGCAAACCTTATGGGAACCAAAGTGCTTGACACAAAAATCCGAATGTCAATGGGGATTAGAAAGGCGCAATCAGAGCGTCATGGTCTGTTTATTGGGAATACGGCAAAATGCACTGGCGCAGAGGATTTCAAGGCGTTGGCGAAGATGATTGTGGAGGGAGATAAAAAATGAGCAACAAGATATGGCATAGTGCGAAGTACGACCCGCCGAAACTTGGTTCGTACAACCACGGGGAATCTCTTGTTTTTTTGGTATATACTAAAGACGGGAGTTGTCTTACAGCTAATTGTTTTTACAACGTGCATACCGATGAGTATTATTGGTTGGACGCCCAAACTGGTTTGCGTACGCTAGATGTAGAATACTGGACGGAAGTACCGAAAGAACCTTGCAAAGAAAACATAGCAACCGTTCAGCTGAATAAAGATGAATTGATGAAAATTGTAGAAAAAATCAATTCCGCAAGCGGAATCCCGGAAGAAGTTCTAAAAGCTCTAGGAATAGGCGTTAAGAAGGGGAAAGAAGAATGAAGTCAACCAGCAAAAAATCCACAGGCTTGCTTGGCGGCTTTGATTTCCAGCCGGTTTTTTTGGAACCGACATTAAGCCGAAGTGAGCCAAAGGGAGAAGAAGCAAGCCAAGCAAAGCCGAACGAAGCCGAACAAGCACAGATTAAGCCCAGTGAAGCCACAGACAGCCATGCGCAGCCTAATGAAGCACAGTTAAGAAGTATTAAGCCGAAGCAAGCCAAAGACAGCGAAACACAGCCAAACAATGCCGTAGTAAGCGAAAGTAAGCCAAAAAAGCTGAAACAGGCGAAGGAAGTTCAACGCCTTATCGAACAAGGCGATGTTCCCGGCGCACTAGCCGAAGCTGGCCTGACAAAGAAAAAAATCCCGATGCCAGAATCGCATCAGGGCGTTGCAAGCGGAGACGGCAAGCGTTCCAAGCGCATTACCATCCTTATGAGCGAGGAAGAGCGCAAGTATATCAACCGTGAAGCAAGGCGACACGGCATGACGATTGGACAGTTCGTGTACGCTCTGGCGGTTGCGGCAGCAGATGGAAAGATTGAACTGGAGGATTTCTTAGATGAATGATAGTGAACGACGCCTTATTCGATTTGTTTGCGATGGTGATATGCGAAACGCGCAAAAAGCCGTTAAAATCATTTTGGATTCTATATCATCCAAAAAAGATGAGCAGTTCAAAGAAAATATGTTTCGAAAGTTAGAAAGCAAGAGAGAATTTATCGAATTGCCATATAACTTACAACATCTTTTGATTGCGGAAGATACAACAGAATTTCCAGAAGCAAGATTTCTTCTTAGGAGCAAAGAGAAAAGCATAACGCAAAAGACTGTTGCCATTTATCGAGCATCCGAAAAATTGAACGAAATGGGGATTCCTTATTTGCCAGCATTGATGCTTTATGGGCAAAGCGGATGCGGAAAAACCATGCTGGCTAGGTATATCGCGCATAAAGCAAAACTTCCGTTTTTGAGGATTCAATTTTCAAGTCTAGTTGATTCGCACTTAGGGCAAACACAATCTAACCTTGCAAGAATTTTTGATTATGTGAGGACTGCTCCTTGCGTCCTTTGTTTTGATGAAATAGATGCGGTTGGAATGGCTCGTGGGCAAAAAGATGACGTTGGGGAAATGAACCGTGTGGTTATTGCGATTATGCAGGAAATGGATAGATTGCCGAACAATGTCATTATTATTGGAACGACAAACCGATTTGATAGGCTTGACCCTGCACTTATAAGAAGATTTCCGTTGCAATACGAATTAAAGCCGTTATGCCGTGCGGATGCAGAAATACTTTCTAAAAGGTTCTTTGAATATGCAGGAGCGCAATATGAAAACATAGCTTATGAAGATCACGTCCCCGCATCTACGGTTATCAAAGAATGTACAGAACGAATTGTAAATCAAGTTCTGAATCAAGAAGATTTCTTGGAGGGTTGACGTATGATGAAGTCGAAGGAATTTTACGAAGGAAGCATTAGCCGTTTACAGAAAATGGTCAAACACGGAGTTTACGTTTTTTGTTCGATGTCTTTGCTGTAGCAGTTCAGATTCCTTTTATCTTTGCTGGTAAATGGGTTGTAGCGCACTTGATTTTGTCCATCGCCGTATCTTTTGCAGCGGGATTTAGTTTTAACACGCTTATGGACAGCAAAAGACAACTTGATATGTACAAGGCAGATATTGAATTGTACTATACCAAAGACGCTCCATCGCATTATTCGAAATAACAAGATTTAAGGAGAATGTTATGACTTACGGAGAAATGAACAACTATATCACCCATGTTAGTGACAATGATTTGGTTGCGTTGTGCAAGAGCGTTTACGAGTTCAAGAATGGAAACGGAGTGTTGGAGCCAACTTCATCGCTCAAAATTCTTGCAGAAAACCTACAGTTTTCAGATGTGAGAGCGTTGGAATACGCCATTACAGAAGAAGCGCATAAACGATACAAGCAGATTGTTTTGCTTCTTATGAAAGACGCTCCGGCGCATTATTTGAAATAACAATAAGAGCTGAGATTTCTGAATCTTTTGGAAGACTGATATGACGAAACAAGAGCAAGTTGCAAGAATTGCAAAATACTACACAACCTTCCACCTTTTTGGAGATTGGTACCTTGTTCGGCGTTGGGCTAGACACTGCCATAGTTGGAAGCGGTTCATTCCATTGTATATGCTAATGCACATTAAAGAAGAATAATCTATGTGAGATGAGAAAAATGCGTACATACAAGCCACGCAAGCACAGAAGCAAAGAGGAACAAGCTAAAATCAACGCAGAGGTAGCAAAACGTAAAGCAAAACTGGCTGAAAAGTACAATACTGACACGCAGTATTACAAGGGTATTCCTGTTGAGCTGATTGTAAGAGAGGACTACGGTTGCTACAAAGCAAAGCGTTTCAAAATCAATGGGATCAATCAAAACGTGTGGATTCCAAACTGCTATCTTGAAGATGACGGAACAATCAAGGCGAATGTGAACATTGATTTTGTATTCCGTAAGTCTGTAAACCAGTTAAACAAAGCTGGAATCACGCAAGCGATTATTGGTATCAAACGTAAAATGCCGGAAGCAGATGTGCCGAATCTCAAAAGCGCAATGCAAAAAATCGGAGATACAGGAACTTGATAAAGCACAAACCCCTGTGTAGCCGCAATGACCGCACAGGGGAGAAAGGAAACACATGGGACAAAAAGTGTTAGGGCACTACGAATCACACTGGTATCTCAATGGGACAGGCGGTGACATATACGAAGGTAAGATGGTCTTTCGGGATAAAGATTGGCGTATAAGATATATGCCAAACCAATGCGTTGAAACCTATTATTTTAGATTAAAGAAAATAAAAGATGATTTTAAGAGCAAAGGGCAAAAAGAAGGAAATTATAAAAACATTGCATGGATAAAATTTTCCGAATTGAATTGGTTTGAACGAAGAAAGCGTCCAGATTGGTTTAAGGTTCAATTTCTTTCAAATGGACTTGATAGTCCAAAAACACAATGGTATACAGTCCACGATTTGTCTGGTATCGAAGAAAAGAAGCATTGGGTTGAGGAAAAACGCCAATACACAATGAAAGAACTTTCAGAGAGAATGCCAGCAGAAGATTTTATCGAGTATATGAAAGATAGAGGAATAACGACAATCCGATAAGCGAAAAACACCCCTGCGTAGCCATTAGTGGTTACACAGGGGTTCTGCTTTACTTATCAGCAATGCAATCCCAGTAGAGATACGCCTTGCCATCTGCGGCATCCGCGTCCTCAAGGAACGCTTTTGCCATGTCAGCGTAGAAGCCCGGAGTATCAACGGACTGGCGCTTTGCGACCTGACAATAATCTGAGTACATCATGTTCATGACAGCCCAGAAATCGTTCGGGTCACAGGTGATATTGCGCTGTTTGGCAACGTCCTGCGTCTGTTCCAGCGTCCAGTGACAACCCTTCGTGCCGTCAGCATTCACCATGCTGTCACACCATTCCTCCGCTTCATCGTGAGTGAGGTGCTGACGCGGCATCTTGATGGAACGACTGTCTGCACCGCCAAGTTCGTACTGCCCAGACCGCTTGTCCCAGTCGCCGTTCTGCGAGAAGCCGATTTGCGGCATTTTGCGCCCATACTCAACGTCAGGGTAGCGGGGGATAGGGTAAGGGTCGATGTAGCGGTTTTCCTCCTGCGGATAGTATGGATAGCGGTCGTTGCCACCTTCCAGCTTACGCAGACGGCGTTCCATCTCACGCTCCCTGCGGTCACGCTCTTCCTCAAGGCGGTCACGTTCCGGCTCACGGTCTTTGTCGTGGTCACGGAGCATCATCATGCGGCGAAAATTGTTCTTGCCCATAATCTATACCTCCTCAAGAAATGGACGCGGGCGCACCGGCGTGGGAACGGCAGAAGCAGCCAAGATATTTGAACGTGCTGGTGCCGGTCGCAGACGTTACAACGCGGGTAGCATAGCGGGTGCGGGTGTGGATGCTTTCAGCGGTTGCCTGAGCGCAGTTGCAGTCGGTCAGGGGGTATGCGGTAGTTCCTGCACCGATGGTGATGACCACAGGGGCGTTGATGGTGGTCGTGTCCGGCAAAGCCTGAGCAATGACCAGACAATATTTTTCTCCCGCTGCGTAAGAGCCAGCAGGGATATTGATGGTCAGCGTGTCGTTGGCGAACGTAACAGACTGGCTCAAGACCAGATGGGGGCAGAGTTTGCAGCTTGTTTTGCAAGCCATAATGTTTTCCTCCTAAAAAATCAGGGGCAGAGGTGTCTTACCCCTGCCCCGATGGTTCACCCGGTGTTATCGGGGAGTGTGTTGGTTAGCAGCAGCCGCAGCAGTTCACGCCCACGTTGGGGTTTGCCACCTGATAAGCGGGAATCGGACGAGGATTCACACGGTTCAGGATGGTATCAGTCTGCTGAGACATCACGGTGGTCAGAAGCGCATTCTGCCGATCCTGAGAAGCCGCGAACTTCAGGCTCTGGTTCTCGGCGGTCAGAGTGGCAATCTTGTCCTGCGTGAAGTAGTCCATCATGCTGCGGAAGTTGGCGTTGCAGTTGTCCACGATGGCACGGGCGTTGTCTGCGATAGCCTGACGGGTAGCGCAGTCCTCCGTTGCGATGGTGTACTTCAGATCGCCGATCAGCTGCTTGTTCTCGCAGCAGCAAGATGCCAGCTGCGTGGCAAGTGCGGTCTGACCTGCCTGCCGTGCGTTGCCCTCCTGCATGATGGCAAGGCTGATGGCATTGTCGCCGTTGGACACGCTGCGTTCCAGACCGTTCACCAGCTGTGCGTTCTGGTAGCCAAGCTGACAGATAGCACTGTTCACGCCCGCAAAGCCGTTCGCAATGTTGGCGTTGATGCCATTGATCTGTGCCAGCTGGTCATAGCCAAGAGAGCAGATACCGCTCTGGATGCCAGCCAGAGAGCGGGAGGTGTCCTGCTGGTAGAAGCCCTCAGACAGAGCCGCACGGGTGTCTGCACCGCCCTGACCGGTTGCGCCAGTGCCGACCAGATAGGGGATGTAAGCGTTCATGCCGTTGTCGCCGCCGTTCCGGCCATAGCCGTTCGTGCCCCAGCCGAAGATGATAGCGAGGATAATAACAGCCCAAAGACCCTCGTTGCCGAAGAATCCGCCGTTGTTATTGCCGCCGTCCTGCCCAGCCAGATAGCCAGTTGCAAAATCGTCCATAACAAAACTCCTTTCAGTTTTGCGTTATGCTATCCCATCGCCGTATGCGATGGGCGAAGCCAAACAAATGCGGTTTTTGTCAAGTCCGCAAAACTGAGAAGCGTTTCGCTTAGAGGAATGCGTTATCGGGGCAGCGTCAAATTTAGGACGCTTGCCAGCTGGTTCAGGTCGATACCGCGCTCTTTGGCGAGGTTCTGCGCCATCGTTCGGAGCTGTGCTTCGTTTTTGCCCTGAATCAGGTTCAAACCTTGCATGATAGGAGCATTCTGCCCGCTTAACTGCTGGATAAGCCCCATCGGGTTCTGCCCGGCACGAGCCAGATTTGCAAGCTGCATGATAGGGCTGTGAGTAATCATATCAATCGGAGAGGGCATCGCTTATTCTCCTTTCTTTGCGGTGGCAGCGGGCTTCGAAAAGCTCTTCTGCCACTTTTCCAGTTCATCCAGCCGGTGGACGAGGGCGTTGTACTGCTCAATAGGCACATACTGCTGTGTCGGTGTAGCGGTATGCTGTGCCTGTTGTGCTTGCATCTGCCTCCACGCTTCCGGGCTGTAAAACTCTAACACGTCAGATTCACAAGTGTTTGGGTTCAGACGTTTGCAGTAGATGACACCACTACGCAAATCCGGGCAATACGTCCATCTTCCATACAGATCAGATGGAATTGCCAAAAACTCCTCTCTGCTGGAAACAGGTCTGCCAAGCAACCAACCGCCGTCCTGTGCCGACTGCTGAACAGGCTGCTGCCCATTCATCGGCTGCGGACGCTGCGGTTGTGCCTGTTGCATCTGCGTGTTGGGCAGGGGAGTGGCAAGCCCAACTGTGCCCATGCCACCGTAAGGATTGACAGGCTGCTGTGGAACGTAGGGCGCTCCGGGTGCCGGATAATAGCTCATAAAACATCCCTCCTTGTGCATCCAGTGTACTGCATCGGCAAAAAGCAAGAGACAACAAAGGCACAACGAAGGACAAAAAAGAAAAGCGCCCACACGGAAAAATCCGCATGAGCGCTTAACTGTTAAGGGCCTCACATTGGAAGCGAAAATAAAATATCACATTTTGACTTGCAAGACAAGAATTTCGGCAAAACTAGTGCGAATAAAACAAAAATCCCCCACTTTGCCTACAACGTACCCCGCGTGGAACGCAGGGCTTCGACAAAGCAGGGGATTTTACTCAAAAATTTTTGTGATGCCTTTCAGCCGGTAGCCTACCGCCGTCCGACTGTAATGTGTCTGTGCTGCAATATCCGGCAGCGGGAGCCGCTCCACGTACCGTAAAAGAGCTATCTTTCGGTCTACCCTCCCAAGCGGTGCGTTTTTGATGGCTGCGGTCATCTGCTGTCGGTCAAGTCCTTGCAGCGCAGCGGGCAGCACTACGCGAGCCGCCGCCACGGGCAGCACCGAGCCAAAAAGGCTGCGGTAACTGTCCTGCGTTGCGTACCATTTTGCCAATGCTGGCGAAACGGTGACATTTTGTCACCATTTTCGTAATGTCACGAAATTGCTCTTGTGCGGCGTACATTTTGTTGGTGTCAACAAAATGCTCGTATGTAGTGCTTGCCATGATAACCTCCTTACTGCTTTTGCAATGCCTTCCGCATCTGGTCGAAGAAAAATTGAATGACCTTGCTCATGGTTTCCTCGGTGATAGCCCAGCTGACCAGCTTGCCCCATCGGCTATTGTCCAGATAGTGGCGCAGCATCTTGACGCACCACGCCTTGCGTTCTGCGCCGCGCTTGGTGCCCTGAATCTCCCGCTCTGCCTGAGTGATAAGGTTGAGCACCAGATTTTTGACTGCCGCGCCATAGCCCAGACGGATGCCGCCGATGGCGTAGAAGACGAGTCCGCCCAGCATCAGGATGACGGCCACAGGAACAGGAATGATGCTCAAAATTTCATTGATTGCTTCCATGATTGGTAACTCCTTTCAAAAGATAATTGTCGATGCTAGCCTTGCTTTTCTGCATCCCTTCGTGATTGTCCCCGGAGAGCTGAGCGTCCAGCAGATTTCGCACACCATCAAGGGCCAAGCAAATCTCTTCGTCGATCGCGTCGAAGCGGGTGAGGTCGCGTTTTAAGGCCGCTGCGTGCTGAGACGAAATGCTTTCGACTGCGCCCAGCCGTTGCTCGAT